CTATTAACTAAAGCCTTGAAATCAGATAAAAAATTATATGAAACTTTGATTCTCACAAGATGTAAATTAAAGCTAGAAAAAGATAGGGCTATTTAAAGCCCTTCTTTTTAGTTTTGTAATATCGAAAGCATAATTCGAAACTGTGGAGCATCTCATTTTGAAAGACGCATAATTGAGTTTCCAAGTTATGTTGCTCTTCTAATATATCCTCATATCTCTGAAGAAAATGAGACTTAAATTCAGAAATTTGACATAATTTTCTTTGGATCGTTGCAAGCTCCTGAAAAAGGTCATCATCATTTGTAATGACCCGATCAGATAAATTAGACATTTTAGCTAAGTCTTTTTGAGCCTGTACCATTTCAGGATCAGTCGCTTTGTATTTTTTCATAGCTCTTCACTTACATCAGGTAAATCTTTAACAGTAAAATATCCGCACTCCTCAGAGAGCCTTGATACTGTATCTTCTTTTGGATCGTAGTCCTCATTCTGAAACTCTACAGCTTCATAACCTCGATCCTCTACAAAATTTATTAAAGATTTTTTATCCTTAGTGCTTGCGATATGTCCGCAAGCTCCGTAAGGATCAGCAATTAATAAAACATTTAAAGCCATTTAAGAAATCCTCCTTAATTCATTCATTGCTGCTTCTCTCTGCGAAATATGCCAAACCCTTAAAACTGGCTCGCTATAAATTCCTTTCATAACCAATAATATTTGATCGGTCATAGTTTGCACTAATTTAAAAGTGCTGTTTTCTTTGATAATCATAATTTTTAGAAATAATAGAAAAAGGGGAAATTTATTCCCCTACAAGTTGATTAATAAAACTTTGTGGGACAGTCTCCGCTTTTCTCCCGTTTAAATA